TCAACTGATTTTAACGATTTTAAAATTACACGCAGTATGTCAAAAATACGGACACCAGCATTCGCTGCTAATTCTTTTGCGTCAGGGTTATCATGACCAAATTCATCTAAAATTTCTTGTCTAATTGCAGCTAATTTGGTTGGATCAACTCCAGCTGAATTTGTTGTACATGCTTCTATAAATTTTGACTCTAGATCATCTAATTTTGGCGGATATTTTAAAAGTAAATCATGTAGTATTGATCTCATGGCATCCATATCTTCATCTTCATATTTAAATTTAATAGGAACAAAATCATCCATTATTTTAACCATTTCAATAGGCTCTTGTAATACAGATCCAGCTTCATTTGTTGACTGAGCGGACATTCCCATAGATAATGAAATAGGCGTCTTAATAGGTATTGATGGCGTAGTTATGTATTGAATCATTCCAATAAAATGCCTTCCTTCCTCATTTGTTAACTCAGGAATATTATCAACAAATATGTTATTTAAATTATTATCTATTAGAAATTTGTTATATTCATTTTTATCATAATTTCCTACCCTTCCTGCCTTATGACATCCAACTATCTCATTTGATCTTGATATTTCTATTGAAGTGAAATCAGTCCTAGCACAAATCATTGGAATAATATTTTTAATCTTTTTAAATTTTCCCAAAATTTCTCCAAACAGTGATCTAGTTGAAGAATCTAACCATAATTTCGTTATTCCGGCCCCTAAAGCTGAATTAATCGCTCCAGCTCCTGTTCTTAGTGATAAATCACATAAAATGTACCATAATGAAGGACATACTGAACTGATAGACTCATAATTTGGATTCTTAACTGAACGACTGTCTGATGTTAATATGAAAAAAGGTATTCCTTTACCTGGTTTAATGAATTGTGATAATGCATATAATTCTGGACTCTTTAGATAGCATTTACATTCTAAATTCGAGCAAGTTGAACATGAATCACATCTATAGCTGAAGGTAGCATGAATTAATACTTGTAATGGATTCAAAGCTCTTGGTTTTACTTGGTCAGCAAACATTCTACATATACCATGTTTTATATTATTAATCATTTGAGGCTCAGTTATTTTATAATTCGGATTATCATTTCGATTCAAGCCAGTAGTTTGAGGACTGATTAGTTTATATTCAGCTCGGTTATTATATGTAACTTTAAAATTCTGTAAATAAGCATCTTCATTCGTTAAACCTTTAACTGTTCCCAAAGTAGCATTATACACTATTCTATTTGTATTCATCGGGGGAG